GCACGGTAGAGGTCGATCATCCGAACAACTCCTCCACGAGATCCCCGAGCGCCTTCTCGAAGACCGGGGCCTCAGCCTCAAGAGCCTCGCGCGGATCCGGAACCGTGCCACCGCCGCGAGCCGTCCCGAAGATCGCCACGTTCGCCAGTGCGCCACTCGGCTTGTCCGGCCCGATCTCCGCCGACAACTCCGAGCCCTCCGTCTCCATGTCGTAGGAAACCGTGCGCCCCACGTACCGGAAACCGGCGTTGCCCGACGCCGCGAAGTCCTCGCGCATCTGGTTCTTGATGTTCAGCGCGCCCTTGCTCAGGACCGGTATCAGATGGCGCCCCAGCTCGCCCGGAATCCTGGTGAGGTCCGCCGCGAACTCCCGGACCTCGCTCACATCAACGGAGACATCAGGCACTGGAGTTCGCCTCCTCGTCAGCCTGCATGCGCACCGCCGTCTGGATCGTCAGGTCATGCGAGCCGCGCAAGAACAGGGGACGCGGGCGGTCGACGACACGGACGATGTCCCCGTCCTCGACCTCGGTGCCGGCGGGGAAGTGCACGATGTAGCGCTGCACCGACTTGGGGGTCCCCACGCTCACCGCGTCCCTGGACTCCGGATTCCAGGACTGCACCTTGCACACGCCCTCGTAGACCGGGACCTCGCGGGGGACCTGGACGCCGTCAGCGTCCTCTGTCCACCCGTCGATCCTGGACACGACGCACGTGTCGCGCATGAGCTGTACCGCGTCCTTCTGGAGGCGGCGCAATGTCCTGCCGTAGAGGCTCCTCATGGCAGGTCCGTCATGTCGGGCGGAAGATCGGGCCCGTTGACCCACCACGCGAGGTCGTCCGCGATGGGCGGGACAGGCCCGCGGGTCGTGTGAATGACGCCGACACCAGTAGACGATCCGGAGCCGACGAGCTTCGCGAGCATCGCCTTCTCGGACGGGTAGAGGCCGAATCCGACCTCATTCACGGAGCGGTCGATCTGCCCATCGTCGATGCGGTCCGAGAACCTGGTGAACGTCAGGGCCTCTGGCGTCTCGTAAGCGCGGGAGGCCGCGAGTAACGTCACCGTCCACACGACCTCCGGCACGTTATCCACGAGCTCGGGCGGCGTGATGTCGGGCTTGAGCCACGTCCGACGCGTCTCGGATCGGACAGCCATGGATGCCATGCGCAGGGCGATCTGAGCTCGCTTGTCGTCTGTTCCTTCTGCGATAGGTTCGCCGAGCCAGTCCGAGAGGTCGCTGACCGTGGCGAATGCGGGAAGCTCGGCCATGGTCACTCCTTCGGCTTGGTTGTCCTCTTGCGTGAGATTCGCTTGTGCGGCTCCGGGTCGGGCTGGTCGATCTGGGTCCAGCCGAGGGCGAGCATTGAGCGAACGCCCTCGGCTGGGATCTCCAGGACCTCACCCTGCTGGGAGGCCATCAGCATGCGTCAGCCCTCGCCGCCGGCAGCCGCAGGGACGATGACGCCGGCCGGGTAGCGGGTCGCCTCGGTCGGGTTCAGGCGCGTCATCGGGTTGGCGACCTGGAATCCGACACGGAACACGACGCGCAGAGCCTTCGTGTCCTGCTGCATGAGGTTCAGGATGACCTTCCCGTCAGCGTCGGAGATGACGCCCTCAGAGAAGATGTCGAAGGTGACATCCTGGCGGACGCCGACGACGAACTTCGTCCAGTCGGCAGCGAGGAGGGTCGCAACGGCCGGATCCCATGCGCCGGTGAGAACCTCATTGAGCGGGTATCCGTACAGTCCGGACGGTGACCCGGCAGCCAGGGAGGGCGTGTAGATCGGCGTCCCGTTCGTATTGCGCAGGCCGACGAGCTGCCACTGGAGACCCGGCTGCGTCGCGAACCCGTTGATCCCGAACCCATCGAGCGCGATCTTCTCGCCCAGTGAGGCCACGTCCACGCCGAGGTCCGCGCCGGTGCCAGCCGTGACCGTGTTCCCCGCAGCGATAGCCGCCGGAACGATCGCAGTCGGCCAGGACGCGGGCTTGTCGGTGCCGAAGATCGCGGCCCCGTCAACCTTCTTGTCCAGGGCCTCCACGAGGAGAGGCTTGACCTGGGTCCACAGGGGCACGTTCGCGTCGTCCACGAGCGCGTCAGGGATCGGGACGATGACGGCCAGTTCTTCGGCGGTGATCGACGTGTTCGCCCACGTGTTCTTCGTGGTCTGCTTGAGCCCCGTATCGCCGTCCACCCAGTAAGCGTCGGGCAGGGACGCGAGAACGGGCTGCTTCGCCTTCTTGGCGGACAGGCGGATCTGGCGGGCGCGGGAGCGGATGACGCCCTGTTTGGGCGGCTCCGCGATGATCTCGTTGATGATCTGGTCAGGGACGAGGACGTCGGTGAGATCGGCGCGCCCCTGGACGTTGGCGTATCCAGCCACGGTTGTTCTCCTTCCGGGAGAATGTCAGTCGGTACCGGCCATCGCGTCGCGAAGCCAGTCGCCCCCAGTTGCGGGGACTGTCGGGTCGGCCCCTCCCTTGAGCGCCTCTCTGGGGCGCGCGGTGAGCGGCTTGGGTGGGGTGCCTGCCCCCAGCCGCGCCGCAAGTTTCGCGGCACGGTCAGCGATCGCGTCCGCCGGGAGTCCCCGCAGGAGATCCAGGTCGTCCGCAGTGAGGCCATGCTCAATGCCGGCCTTCAGCAGGGCGTTCTCGCTCGCCATCTCGGCGTACGCCGCCTGCTGGTCCTTGAGGTCGCGTGCGGTCTTCTCCTCCGTGGAGAGCTTGGCGTCCTCGAACTTCTTCACTCGGCCCTCCGCGGTGGTGGCGCGGATTGAGAGCTTGTCCTTGTCGGAGCGCAGTCCCTGGATGAGGTTCCACGCCTTCTCCGCGTCGAACTCCTCCGTGGTCCCCCACGGGGGCGTCTGCTCGCCGCCCTGCGCGCCCTCCTCGGGCGCCGGGTCTGTGCTTTCGGTGTCCGGGGTCTCGACTTCGTCACTCATCGGTGTCAACCTCCAGCTCGCTGTCGATGATCTTCAGGGCCGCGTACTTGGTGACCTCGTCGAGAAGGTCACCATCAAGTCCTTCGTCGAACAGGCCCTTGTAGACCGCTCCGATCTGCTTGGTGATGCTCCGTGCCATGATCGTGTCCTCCTGGGACGTTGATGCCCCGGCCTGCGGGGCTGTGAAATGGATGCCCCGGCCAGTTGGCACGAGGCGGATCAGGCAGTCTTCGGGAAGACGCCGTCAGAGAAGAGTTCGGGAGCGTTGCGGCGCATCCGGTGGAGGATCGTGTCCTCGAACTTCGCGTCTTTCACGACGGGGACGACTCGACGTTCCCCCGCCTCGTCAGCGTCCATGGCAGCCTGCCTGTACGAGGCGCGCCACAGGGCCTCACGCTTGGTCGGCTCCCAGTCGCCATACACGGGCTCGCCAGTGCATCCGCACCCCTTGTGGGAGCGGAAGTCCACGGACTCCTCGGTGTAGACGGGGCCTCTGGAGGCGAGCATCGCGCAGAATGCGCACGGTTTCCCGTCTGTGACGCGCCGGTACTTCCCGTCCTGCCCGGAGTAGCGGACCGTCTTATCGATCAGATCCCGCCCGCCCGCAAGTACCTGCTGCTGGACGGTCATGAGGAGGCTGCTCATGGCCTGCCGCTTTGCTTCCTCAGCCGGGACTCCCTGAGCGATCTTCCGCTTGATGGCGACCGGCCCGTTGATCCGCAGGTCCGTCGCCACCGCGTCCTGATTCATTGCCGGCGTGACGATCTGCGGGGCCTGGCCGATCTCCGCCACGCCGAAGCGCCGCATGTAGGCGTCCGCCAGCGTCGCGGAATCCATGTACCCGTCGAGAACGGCCTGGCGTGTCAGCTCAGACCAGAGGAGCGACGAGGCGTCCAGGTCTGCCACGTCCAGGACCCCGCCGTAGATCAGGCGGGCCTTCGCCATCGGGCGCGTCGAGAGCAGGATCTGCTGCTTGCGGTGCGCCTCGGTGAGCCTGCGCCCCTCAGAGGTCAGCGCCACTGGTACTCACCTGCCGCGACACCGCCTCAGCGATCACCCGATCATCCGACGGATGATCCTCCGAATACGCCATCCACTCGTCCGCCTGCGTCTGGTCGACGCCGGGGATCAGCGGCCACAGCTTCTGCGGTGGCACGCCGAGCATCTGCGCGGCCTTGCCCAGCGCGTCCACGGCGGCCCCCATCGTCAGGCTGTCCGTGTCGGCCCACCCGATGCGCACCGAGTAATCCTCGGCATCCTCCATGCGGCCCTCGATCATGGAGGCCAGGTGGAGGAGCTGCACGTGCGACCCGCCAAGAGACAATTGGAACTCGGCGCGCTTCGCGTAGGCACTCTTGTTCGCCTCGTTGATCGCGTCGGCGCTCACGTTGATGAGCTTGCCCGTCATCGCCGCGGTCCGAGTCTGCGACGTCGCCGCCAGCGACTCTAGGTCGGAATCATGGGCTGAGATGAACCCGCCGAGGTCTGTCGCCTCCAGCGTCCCGAACTTCATGTCGCCCGTGCCGGTCAGAATGTCGTCCTGTTCCAGGGCTTGGCGCGCCTCGTGAATGTCCTCATCGGACGCGTCCTCGTCGAGGCCTTCGGCTGTGCGGATCCGCCACGAATTGAAGTGCTGGGTGCGCAGCCGGTCCTCATCCGTCTTGATCAGAGACGCGGCCGACGTGATGTATGGAATCACCTCGCCCTCCGCACGCCCCTCCAGATCCAGGCGAGGGGAGTAGCGGACCACGGGGCACACTCCGAGCCCGTGCGCCTCCTCCGTCAAGAACTCCAGCGGCCGGTTCTTCTCAGTGCTGAATGTCCACCGCTTCTCCTCATCCAGCACCCAGATCAGACGCGACTCGTCGGGCTGGTCCTTCACGATGACCGCGCTCATCGGCCACTCATCGTTGGCGGGATCCTGGTAGAGCGCCATCATCTGCCTGGGCGAGAGCAGGGTCAGGCGCGCTCCCGTGTCGCCGGGAAGCCCGAGCGCGTAGGCGGTCCCATACTCAATAGCGTCAACGTAGAGCGGAACCTGACGAGTCGAGAGTCGGTTGCGATCCCACGGCAGCCACATCGCTTGCACGTCGCGCTTCGACGAGTAGACGCGTTCAGCCTGGAGCATCTGCGCCGCCGAGATGACGACGAGCCGCAGCCACGGCTTGCGCGCCAGCTTCTCCAGATACTTCTTCTCCCTGCGGGCTGGTCCACGGTTGGCGTAGGACTGCTTGTTGTTCACCCACCGGTCGATCCGGTCCAGGCGAGCCCGCTCCTTCGTGAAGGCGGGCAGGAGCGTCTCATTGAGCATGGCTTGAGCATCAGAACGCTTCATCGGACGACTCGACCCCCCTTCTTCTTTTTCCGGTTCAGCAGGTACATGCGGCGCACCATGCGGGCGCCGACGAGGCACACGGCCAAGTCGACTTTCCGGCGGCTCTTGTGGTTCGCCTTCCCGATCGACAGGCCCCACTTCGTAGGCATCCGCCGAGCGTTCAACATGTGTGTCCGCAACCGCACGTCCCCATCCCACGTGAATGGGCGATCAGCGCCCGGCTGCTGCGCGTAGGACTGGATCTCCGCCGACACGATCCCCACCATCTGCACAAACACGTTCGCGTTGTGCGGGTCCGACATGTCAAACAGCGTCGCATGCGCATCCTTCGAGCCCTGACGCGCCCACAAGCGGAACTGCCGCTTCCACCGGTCGTGCCACTGATCAAGGAGCGGCTGCCAGAACAGTTCCATCGTCTCGTCCTCGCGGGCATGCGACGGGTCCCCGAACAAGGCAACCACGTTGTGCGACTCCACGAACGCGGTCACGGTGGCGTCAACCTTCCCGCGGTCCACCACCCACGTGCCCAAGCGCTGGGCCGGCGGGCGCTGCCACATGCCCACCACGCCACAGTGCCCATCCGAGACGCGGCACCACACGCACGCGGTCGCGTCGTCCGTCTTCCCGCCGTCGAAGAACACCACGACCTCATCGCCCGGATCGAGCAGGGTCTCCGTGTCGCGCAGGGGATCGATCTCCGCGGGCGTCACCCACGCGTCCTCGTCCGCGCGGATCTGGTTGTACCACTTCCTCCGCGACTCAGACGGGCTGTTCTGCGTGTTCAGGATCGACTTCAAGATCCGGTCGTCCGCGTCCAGCCACACCGCATCCCCGCGCACCGCGCGCACCACCGAGGGCGCCGCGTCAGCCGTCAACGGAGCCGCCTCCGGGGCCTCCAGGGAGTCGTACAGGAGCCCGAACTCCGCGGCCTCCGGATGGTCGCCCTGCGTGGCTTCCCACGCCTCACGCGTGCGCTGAGCCACACTGTCGCGGCCCGGCACGTACGCGTTGCAGATCGCCAACTGGCGCGCCGGCCGCAACTGCAACCCCGTCTCCGGGTCGATCGGGGCCTTCGCCGCGTTGCCCTCAACGGCGCCGATCATGTCGTGGCCGCCGTTGCTGGCCGTCCAGTTCTGCGTTTCGTTCTCGATCAGCAGCGTCGGACGCCCGCCCTCAATCGCCGCCGGCGACGCCGTCACAGCCTGGAGGAAACGCGTGTCATCCAGGGCCCAGATCGTCTCCTTGCCGATCTGAAACCCGTAGTACTTCCGCGTCTCCATGGGGATCAGGCTCGGGAACAGTTTCATCGTGTTCTTCGTCTGCTCCAGGCTCACGGCCAGGATCTGCACCCACGCGTCCGGCTCCTCGCGCCCCACCAGCCGGTCACCCTGCCACTCGGGGACCACGGGGCCGACCATGCTCGCGGCGCCGATCGTCGACGCGATCGGGTCCTTCCCCCAGCCCTTCAACCGCTGCAACACCGACGAGTCGTACGCGAACCGGCCACGCTCGTCACAGGCGTAGAACCACAGGATGAACCGCGCCTGCTCCATCGTGAACGTCCACGGAACCCGCCCGCGCCCCTGCAACCACAGGCCACACCACGCCAGGACATCCCACCCGATCGTCAATTCCGGGAGCAGCCAACCGTCGCGCTCAGACCACTGCCACGTCGGCCCGATCTTGACCGGGTCCCACTCCAGATCCCTGGGCGGCGGGGTCGCAGCCAGAGCGTCGCGGTACCAGTCGCGGATCTCCCGGGCCTCAGCGTCACGATCAGTCAGCAGGACAGGCGCAGCAGGACCCGCATCACGACGCCTTGCCATGAGCCACCGACCACCGCGACTTCGCCGCCGTCCGCGCCTGAGCCGACCGATTCTCCGACTCCACCACCGGCTCCTCGTCCGGAAGCTTCAACTGGCGCATCAACGCTGCGAACGCCGACCGGTGTTGCCGCAACTCCGAGAACAGCGGATTCACCACGCTCTGGCCCATGGAGCCCGCGATCATCAGGGCCGCCGTCCGCGCCTCCGCCTCCATGCGGTCAATCAGCGCCGTCTCACGGCACGCATCCTCCAGGACACGCAGCTCATCCGGACGCAGATCGTACTTCCCCGTCACGTCATGCCACAGCTTCAACCCGGCCTTACCCATGTTCGCCGGGGCCGGAGACTTCCTGCGGTCAGCCATCATGCCCTCCTGGAGCCATTGCGGCCCCACCTGGAGGCCTAGACGAGTGCGGCCGCCCCACTGAGGTCAGCCAAAACGGCAGGGGATCCCGCCCAACGATTCCCAGTCACGGTGATGTACCTCCCCGCCGAGTAGATCTCCACCGACTGCCCGTTGAACGACGAAACTCGTCCCGCGCCCTCAGGCAACTGGCCCCACACGTGCAGCCCGTCACCCGAGGGCGACACCTCGATCCACGTCTCCGGCATCATCGCCAGGAGATCCCGCGTCGCCTCGTTCGGCCGGCCGTCGATCAGGCAGTGATCCAGGTCGATGCAGCCGATCCCGGCGCCGAGGACGAAACCGATCCGTCGCGCCGGACCCGCCGCCGCCTCGTCGAACGACGTCCACGTCCGCGGGTCCGTCGACGACGCCGCGCGGCCCGACGCCTGCACCGGGAGCTTCGTCCACCGGCCGTTGCGCTGCACCGGACGCCACCGCACCCATCGGCGCAGGGACGTCATCTCGGCCGGGGCGATCGGAGCGCTCGCGCGAGCCCGGTGCGCGCGCTGTCGGCACACCTGGTTGCAGAACCTGGGCGGCCGGCCCGTCGCGGCGGCCTTCAACGGGCGCCCGCACTGCTCACACGTCCTCATGACGCCCAGTTTACCGCATGATACTGCGGCTTGTCACGAAACTAGGGAGATGTCCATCCGGTTTCCGCGAGACACATTGCACGTCAGATGAGTGCACCGCACGTTCTCCATGACGTGTGCGCCACCCTTCGACAACGGGACGATATGGTCCAAGCTTGCGCTCATCCGATCCGGCCACTTCAGAGACGGATCAACCGGACCGCCACAGATCCCACATGTCCACTCGTCGCGAATGAACACCGCCAAGACATCAACCCGTCCGACCTGTGTCGTGAACTGCTGGGCACGACGCGCCTTCATCCAGCCGCCAACACGCATGTCCAAGGATTTCTTCGCCAGACGGCACTCCGGCTTCCCGCAACACCGCTGATTCGACTTCATCGGAACAACCTCGCCGCAGAACTCGCAAGCGCGATCTCGCAGATGCCGCTTCGGTGGCGCCTCATGCCCAGCCCAGCGAGCAGCTGCAAGGGCCTTGGAATTCTTGCTCCGTGCTTCCGGAGTGGTACCTGCCCATCTCGCAGTCGCGGCGATAGACGCCGACAGCGACAGATCGGCCGGATCTCTCGGAGGCTTCGGGACGTACACGGACGGATGAAAGAACTCGCGAGCCTTCGACTGACAAGACGATGAGCAATACCTCGGTTTCCGACCGCGCCCCGATGAGTGGAAGATCGGCGTATCGCACACCATGCACCCGTAGATCTCCACGGCGAGACCGCCTCCTCATGTCACGAAACTAGAAGAGAATCGCGCGAGAGGGCGCGACATATTCAGTTGGTCAGATCTTCGTCAGAACTCTAGAACGGCCATTAGGAGGGGCGCTAGGGCACGCATTGGTCACGTGAAGAATGGGCCTCATCTCAGCACGCTGGTTTCGGACTCCTATCCGGCGGTTAGAGGCGGCCCGGGGCGGGGGAGTGGTCCCCCTATGCCGAGTGCACCCCAGTCTAGCTCGCGAGGTCGAGGACGAGCTGCTCTTCAGTGAGCGTCGCGTCCGACTTGAGCGAGTTGCAGATTCGATGAGCGCAGCGCAGGTTGCCGTCGTCGTCCTTGCCTCCGCGCGCTCTTGGGATGACGTGGTCAAGAGTCGGGGCCATGTCGTCAGTCTTCGGGTCGACCGTGAAGTCGACCGGCATTCCGCAGATCCAGCAGAGGTAGTGATCTCTGCGGTAGAGCCGCGCCCTACGTGCTGGGGTGATCCAGTCACTACCTGACGGTGCCGCACCCCGGTCTCTCTGGGCGCAGTGCACGCAGTGGGATGAGCAGTAGAGCTTGGATGGGATCGGGGAGTGGAACACATCGCCACACCATACGCACCGGCGAGGCATGGCCTGCCACTCAGCGGCGGGTATGCCACCTGACGCTTCCCGGTCCCGCACCCATGCGGCGCGCTGGGCGCACCGGCCGGAGCAGTACTTGGCACCCCTGTCCTTGGCATTGAACTGGGTACCGCACTGGTTGCATGCGACGATCCAGACCTTGAACTTTGACTTGTGGTGCTTCGGCCTGGCCGCTCGTCCCCGGTAGGCTCCGCGCTTCTCTCGCCTCATCACCACGTCCCGGCACTCCAGGGAGCAGTACTTGCCGTTGCTCCTTGTGGTGGTGTACTCGCGTCCGCATTCATTGCAGTGGCGTGTGACCTTGTGCCGGTCTAGCCCGAGCACGATCTCGTTGTAATGCTTGGAGCAGTAGCCGCGGGCCTGGTGCTTGCGATTGCATCCGTCGATGGAGCACGTGCGCATATTGAGTTCTCCCAAGGTGTGCGGAAGCCCCGGCGCCTTGGGAACGTCGGGGCTTCCTAGCTCCGGGGATCAGCCGGGGCCGTCTTCATTGTGTCAGCGCAGGGCGCCGGGATGCTGTTCGGCTGGTCGTCGTCGCATTGCGGCGCGCGCTGCGTTGCGGGCGGCGGACTCGCGGGCCGTCTTCGCTCGGTGACAGGCGCTCGACAAGAGCATCAAGTTGCTGAGGTCGTGGTTGTCGCCGGGGATGATGTGGTCCACCTCGGTGCCGTGCCCGTCGCACCCTGGTGCGTGCACCTGGGCTTGGCATCTGCCGCGGTCCCTGCGGATGACCTGGCGTCGGATGGCCGGCCAGCTCTTGGGGAGTCGGAGCCTGCGGTCACTGGTGGACCATGCCATGCCCTCGCACCTCCGTCCTGCCTGCCGGGTGGCGGGGTCGTGGTCCCGGCAACGCCCCAGATGCCCGTGCCCCCTCGGCGGCGTTGCCGGTGCAGGTATCGTTGCCGACGTCCAGTGTTGTGCGTGTGAAGGTGGAGGTCTGATGGATGCTGCTGAGCTTGTGAGGATGGCGAACGAGGCGATGGGGCAGCGCGGCCTGTCGTTCGTCGAGGAAGGCGATGGTCGCGAGGACTCTCTCGCGAGGGACGTTCCCGGAAGGATCGGCGAACGGGGGGTGATCTTGCATTTCGTCGAGACACAGGGGGTTCCGAAGGGAATTCGGTACAGGCTTGATGTGATCGACTCGGAGACGGAGAAGCTCCTCGCGACCGGCAACGACAAGGGATCTTGGGATGAGGCTCTCTGGGCCGTTCATTGGTATGACGTGACGACGGCAAGACGTCTGGCCGAGTAGTAGCCCATCACCTGCCCCCGGGACTGTCGAGTCCCGGGGGCAGTGGCTTGGTATGGCTGGCCGTGTGTCACTGGCCCCAGGCTTGGCGTCGCGCCTTGGTCAGTGAGGCGATGAGCTTGTCAACGTCTTCTGGCTCGGTTGCTTGCCACATGGCGTCGCCTTCGGAGTCTGTGGCCTTGAC